GGATTTTCCCTCCCTTAAATCAAGATTTAATTTTTGAGGTGAAGCCGTGGGCACAAAGACCAAAATACAATTTATATCAGCCGGATTTGAAGAGATAGAGTGCTCTGGTAAGGTCCAGGCGCTGTGTGAGCAGATAGCAGAGGGCATTGCCGGCAGAGCAAACAGCAAGTCAGGTGGTGGCTTTGCGGTGAGCACTGGCGTAGGAACTCCGCCAAACTGGAAGGGCGGATATAAGGGCGGCAGAGCTTACGCGCAAGTCACGGCTGAAACTGCTGCCGCAGACAGGGCTGAGATAAATGACAACGCTTTGAGCGGCTCAGTGAGATAAACATATTGCCAGGATAGCCCGACGGGGCGAAAGCAGGGTGGCCTTGACTGTTTCCTGGCATTTATTCAAGGCGGCATTGAAAGGCAGGTGCAAAGATATGAAGGGTAAATCAGTACAGAAACAGACAGTCGATAAGATTGAAAAGGCGATGCGGTTGTGGATAGAAAACCACCTTGAAGCGTATGGCAAGATGGCGGAGTCGCAGATCTTGACTACCGCACAGGGTGAACAGGCTATCAAAGCGAATCCTGCGATAGCTGAAGTCAGAGCCACATTCAAGGACTACTGTTATATCGTCAAAGTGCAAAATGAGTTGTCTGATGCTGATGAGCCGGGTGAGCAGACATCGATTGACGACTTGAGAAAGCGCTTTAAGATTGCCAAATGATAAAGGGCAATACAGAGGCACGGCTGTTCACACCGCCGCTGCGTAAGCTTACCCCGGCAACAACATTGGGCTTCGCGGCGATTGAGTATGCCAACAATGTGCTGCATAAAGAGCTGTACCCGTGGCAGGAATGGTGCCTGAAGCACGTTCTTGAAATCGTGGGGAGCTTGAAGAAGGAATGGAAGTTCAGATTCCGCACGATACTGATTTTGGTCAGCCGCCAAAACGGCAAGACGGTGCTGTCTGAAGTGCTGGCATCGTTTTTCCTGAACGTGCTGGGCATTGAGAGCTTGTTTGGTACGTCGTTGTCATTGGATAAGGCTGAGGAAGTCTGGGAAGCGGTCATAAATGACCAGGAAGGCATACCGGAATTGAGCCGAAGCATCGACAGAGTCAGCAGGACGAACGGCAACAAGCGCTTGATTCTGACAGGCAATCGGCAGTATAAAGTCGGCGCTCCAACGCGAAGGGCAGGGCGTGGCGACAGTAACGACCTGGTCATGCTTGATGAGCTTCGTGAACATAGGGACTTTGAGACATGGTCAGCGGCTGCTGCCAGTACAAATGCAAAGCCGAATGGATTGATAATTTGCTTTAGCAACGCGGGGGATCCCGACAGCATAGTCCTGAGGCAGATCAGGGCCAACGCCCTGGGCATTAAAGAGGATTTTGGCGGAGATGATGAGGTCGATGATACATCAATCGGCCTGTTTGAGTGGTCAGCACCGGACGGAGCGGCAACGGATGACCTAAAGGCGCTTGCACAGGCTAATCCGGCGCTCGGATATGGGCGCTTGACGGAACGTGCCCTGTTAAGCAACCGCAAAACATTCCCCGAAAACAAGTTCCGGTCAGAATGTATGTGCCAGCAGGTTGAAACGATACTGCCGAATCCGTTCCCGGATGGTGCCTGGGAGAACGCCCTTGATATGGCATCAGAGATCGCTCCAGAGAGTCCGATATATTATGGGATAGATTTATCGCAGGACAGACGCTGGGCGGCTGTGGCAGCCTGTGGGATGCGTTCTGATGGCAACTATCATATTGAGTTAATAGCAAGGCGCCCTGGCACCGAATGGGTGATTGACTGGTTCAGAGAACGTGCACCACGCGGGCCTATGTCGGTGGCATTCCAGACGCGCGGCGCTCCTGTTGCGGGCCTGGGTGAACAGGTATGCACACTGAAAAATATTGAACGTATACCGATTGAGGGCGGTGAACTTACACAGGGCTGGGGCCGCTTTTATGATGCGATAGCAAGGCAGGCGCCGACAGATACACCAACGACAGGGGTTAGGATATACCACCTCGCGCAGCCGATACTGGATCCGCCGGCAAAGACATGCCAGCTCCGCAATATCGGCGGCGGTGTGATGTTACCCGACAGGATAAAGAGCCCTGATGATATAGCGCCGCTGTTCGCTTGCTTTTGTGCTTTTGCTGCAGCGACAAGAATTGTTGACGAAAAGAAGCCGAAGATATACGAGAGCGCATACGCTCAGGGCGCGGGGATGATGTTTGTATGATTGATTACGTTTTACCATATGTTGACTGCAATGATCCTGTTTGGCAGGAGCAGTATAAACAGCATGGATTCCTCAGCCAGATGGATGCGTCACGGTTCAGACCGTTCGACACCTTGCGTTATGCGTTTCGCTCTGTGGCGGTCAATCTTCCATGGGTTGACAGGATCGTGTTGATCGTCAGCACGGAATCACAGGTGCCCGACTGGGTCAACCGTGACCGTGTCAGAGTGGTGACTCATAAGGAGTTCATGCCACAGAAGCACCTGCCCACGTTCAACAGCTCCGCGATTGAGTCGTATATGTGGCAGATTGAAGGGCTGTCAGACAAGTTTATATATGCGAACGATGACTTTTTTGTACTAAAGCCGCTTGATGAGTCGGCTTTTTTTGATGGCGACAAGCCGCGCCTCAGCTTTGGTGAGTCAGACTTTTCGGTTCAGAATTTGTTCCGCCGTTGCTGCCGGAACGGTATGGACATGGCGGCAGATGCGGCAGATGTTGCAAGAACAGCGCCGATGGTGCTTTTGAAGCCTCAGCACTGTCAAAAAGGCATAAACACGGCGCAGATGCGTGAAGTCGGGCAGAAGATAGCACCGCTGATTGATGCGACTATCACGGCAGAGCGGCACTGGTATAACTTTACGGGCTACATATACCAATATTACGCATATTACACGGGTGAATATAGCGAGTTCACCATACCGCATGATTATATACGCATTACGAACGATTATTCGCCCATTATCAGCGCAATCGAAGGCAAAAACAAGCCGCTTCTGTGCATAAATGATGCCGGAGAGCTTGACGATGGGCATTATCCGCGGGCGGTCAAGGATATTACGACGGCCTTTGCAAACTTATTCCCGAAAGGATGCAAATATGAGCATTAAAAAGACAGAAAAGCGGTTTTTTAGGATCATTATTCCCGCTTTTAACATAGCAGAGCTTCTGCCCCGCATGGTGGAATCAATAAGGCGACAGAGTTGCCAGGATTATCACCTTATCATAGTTGATGACCAGAGCACTGATGATACCTGGGCGGTCATCCAGAAGCTCAAGCCCGACCTTGCGCTGCAGATGGACCACAAGGGCTATGCGGCAGGGGCAAGGAATAAAGGCATGGAATACTGCAGGAGTGATGCGTACACCCTCTGGCTTGATGGCGATGATGAGCTGATTGATGATGATGCCCTGCAGAAGATTAAGGACTGCGCAGAAGCAAACAACATGCCTGATATCATACGCTTCAATTTTCTGAAGACAAGATTATCGACAGGCTTGAGGGGAAATCATCACGACAGATATCCCGATCCGATAACTCCGCAGGACATAGCGCTTGAGATTAACATCGGTATGCCATGGAGCAAGGCGGTCAAAACGGAGCTCTGCGTTGAGTTCCCGGATGATTTATATATCGATGATTGCTACCAGCACATCTTTCAGGCTGACGTCTGTGAGACTGCTGCCGTGATCCACGATGACCTCTATGAATGGCTTGTGAGGGAAGGCTCAGAGACCACAAGGGTTGATAAGAAAAAGGATGCCAAATGGTATCTGGAGATATACAAACTAATGATGAATGAAGACAACCTCAAGCATTCATGGGCGAAAGAGGCAGCGCGACAGCGCATAAGGTGGATAAAGGACCACTATTTGACATAAGCGAGGAATAACGATGTCAATCTTATCGAGAATCAAAAACTTAATGGCGCCCCCTACAGTGGTGCAGATATCCCTGAGCAGTGACGCGCCGACACAGGTCATCAATTACACTGCAAAAAAACTATACACGTCTCAGGACAACCTCAAGGCTGTTGTGGACTTCCTGTCCAACAGCGTGGCACAGTTGCCGCTCAAAGTGTACAAGCGCGATGATGAGACCACCCGCAAACGCGACAGAGAGAGCACAGCGGCGAAACTTCTGTACATGCCCAACAGTGACCAGACGGCTTTTGAGTTCATCCGCGGCATCGCCATGGAATACTTCATTTTCGGCTGTGTCTATGTGTGGCTCGTGCCGGATGTGGACAGCGAGAGTGGCTACCAGATGCGCATCATCCCGTCAGAATGGGTGACAGAGACCATCGGCGGCACTGCTTATGCTCCTGCCGCGATAAGAGTGCAGACGAAGTCGGGGCAGTTCGTAGACATCCCGAAGGAAGAGTTCATACAGTTCAAGACTTACTCCCCCGGCAATCCTGGGGGATATGTCGCACCGATATCGGGACTCCGGCAGACCCTGCAGGAGCAGATTGAAGCTGGCAACTTCCGCAAACAACTCTGGCACAGTTCCGGCAGGCTGAATGCGCAGATTGTCAGACCGAAGGATGTGCAGCCCTGGGATGATGAAGCAAGGCGGAGGTTTATAACAGCATTCCGTGAAGGCTGGGGAGCTGGCGGCGAGAAAGCTGGCAGCATTCCCTTGCTTGAAGACGGTATGGAAATCAAGCCGTTCAGTACATCGTTCAAGGAATCACAGTGGGCTGAGTCGGTCAAGCTTTCCCGTGAAAGTGTGGCGGCGGCTTATGGGGTTAACCCCTCGCTTGTATGGCACAGCGATACCCAGACATATGCAAGCAGTAAGGATAACGCGCGTGCTCTTTATGCGGAATGCCTTGGCCCCATCCTGCAGATGATACAGCAGAGAATAAACAGCTTCCTGCTGCCGAAGGTTAAGGCAGACAAGAATCTGTATGCTGAATTTGACCTGACGGAAAAGCTCAAGGGATCCTTTGAAGAACGTGCAAGCATCCTGCAGAGCGCTGTCGGCGGTCCTTGGATGACACGTAACGAAGCAAGAGCAGACAATAACCTGCCGCCTGTTGAGGGTGGTGATGAGCTTATCGTACCGCTCAATGTGGTTGAGGGAGGTCAGGCATCACCGCAGGACACCCACATGGATGAACAGCAGGACATGACTACGGTTGATGCGGAGCCTGTTAAGATGCGGAGCAAGGCACAGGCCAACAGGGTACGCGTCGGATCATCGGAAGAGGAAGACCAGAAGCTTGCGGAAGTGTTGAGTAGGTTCTTCAAACGCCAGGCTGACAGCGTGCTCCCGAAGATAGGGGCAAAGGCTGACAACTGGTGGAACCAGCACCGCTGGGATGAAGAACTTGCAGCAGATATTGAGCCGCTGATAAATGAGCTTGCAGACAAGCATGGCGCAGATGTCGCAAGGGGCATCGGTTCCAAGTACAGCGGCGAACAGACAAGGGCGTACTTGAGGACCCTGTCAGAAGGGCGTGCGGCGGCCATAAACGAAAGCACCAAAAAGAAGCTTGAAGAGGCCATGGAATACGAGGGCGAGGATGAAGAAAACCACACCCCCGCGCATG